GGCCGGTGACGAGTTCAGCCTGTCCTTCATCGACAACGCAGTCGAGCTGGCCAAGCTGGCGTCTCCGGTCCTGCGCCCGATCATGGTGGACGGCGAGGCCAAGTACGTCGCGGTCCTGCACACCAAGTCGGTGACCCAGCTTCGCACCAACACCAACGCCGGCCAATGGCTCGACATCCAGAAGGCCGCGGTGACCGGCGACGGGTCGAAGAACAACCCGATCTATACCGGCGCCCTCGGTGAATACAACGGGGTCGTCCTGCACGAGTCCACCCGCATCCCGAACGGTGTGAACAGCTCGACCGGCGTGGCCGTCTCCACCTGCTATCGCAACGTCCTCCTGGGCGCCCAGGCGGCGGTGATCGGCTTCGGCCAGGGCCAGTCGATGGACTCCATGGATTGGACCGAAGAGCTGTTCGACTACGGCAACCAACTGGGTGTCGCGGCGGCCTGCATCTTCGGCCTGAAGAAGTCCCAATACAACTCGGCGGACTACGGCACGATCCTGATGCCGTCGTACCACGCCTAAGAAGGACAACGGATCATGACCATTCCCGCTCGCGTCCTTCACGAACAGCTCACCCACGTTCTGCGCTTCGACTTCGCCTACAACGCGATCCAGAACGACAGCGTGCACAACACCCAGGCGACCGCTGCGGCGGCCCTGGCGCTTGGTGTCCAGATCGGCACCCTGCCGCCCGGCGCCGTACCGATCACCTGCAACGCCTACGTCGATGTGGCCTTCACGAACGGCACCAACAACCTGTTCTCGGTCGGCCTGACCGCGACGGGCACCGACTTCGTGAACGGCGGTTCTCTGGCCTCCAAGGCGGCGGTGATCACGGCGGCTCCGATCGCGGCCATCGCGACCGCCAAGGCCGCGACGAGCGCCGCTGGCACGCCGATCTACCTGTCGACCAACCAAAGCGGCACGGCGGCCGGCGCCGGCCAGTGCACGATCATCATCACCTATCACCCCGCTCTGGGCTGATGCGCAGACGCGCGGTCTGGGCGGCGTTGGAGGCTGAAAGAAAGGCGCTCGCGACAGCGGGGCAGGTGAGCAATGGCGACGCTGGCGGATCTCCAAAACCGGATCATAACGGAGATCAACCGCGACGACCTCGCGGACGACCTCCTAAGCGCGCTTAACACCGCGATCCAGGACGCCATTGGCGACTTTGCTAATGAGCGTTTCTGGTTCAACGAAACGCGCGTCACCGGCACGCTGTCGAACGGCGCTGAATATACCGCTCTGCCCTCGGGAATGCACCACATCGACAGCCTGTTCGCGATTGTCGGCGGGGTGCGTTTTCGCCTGCGCAAGATCTCCATGGATCACATGGAGGGGCTCTATACCGTCCCCCAAGTCGGCCAGCCGACCGATTGGGCCAACTTCGGCACGACAGCGCGTCTGTGGCCCACGCCGAACGTCGACTATCCCTCGATCTGGCTGACCATTTCCGACGTGACTCCGACCATCGATTGGTCGGCCCCCGATACCACGATCTCCAACAACTGGACTAACGAAGGCCAATGGCTGATCAGCAGCCGAGCCAAGCGTCAGCTCTATCGCAACGTCATCAAGGACTATGAGGCGGCGGCGGCGGCTCAATCCGACGAGGAAGACGCCTACGCCAACCTGAAGGGCGAGAGCAACCGCCGGATCATGACCGGCAGGATGCGTCCGTCATGGTAGGCGCGCCCAACGTCACCAAGGAAGCCGGCATCCCCGATTGGGGTGGGCGCCTCTACCTGCGCATCCAGGACGCGATGAATAAGGCGGCGATCGCCACGGCCAGCGCCATCACGGCCGGATCGGTCGCCATGGCCGCCAAGCTGACCACGGCGCGCACTATCACCATCACGGGGGATATGGCCTGGAGCGTGATCTTCGATGGCTCGGCCAACGTCACGGCAGCCGGAACCCTCGCCACGGTCAACGCCAACGTCGGCACATTCGGGTCTTCGTCGGCCGTTCCCGTCGTCACGGTCAACGCCAAGGGGCAGGTCACCGCCGTCACCACGTCGGCGCTCGGCACCGCCGCCACGCAGAACACCGGGACCAGCGGCGCGACGGTTCCCTTGCTCAATGGGACCAACACCTGGAGCGGCGCCCAGACGGTTTCCAACCCGGTCACCGCAACCAGCTTCAAGGTCAGCACTAACCAGGTCGTCGGCGCGCGAGCGACGGGCTGGGGCGCTGCGTCTGGCACGCTCAGCCGGTCAGCTTATGCGGCCTACGCCGGCCAGACCTACACCGGCAGCTACGTCCAGGCGACCGCCCAGGCCACCGACAACGCCATCAAACTGCTCAGCCAGACCGTCGCCGCCTTGATCACCGACCTTACGTCCCATGGGCTGATCGGAACCTGATATGCCGTCAACCTACACCAGCCGTTTCCGCTTCACCCTGGAAGCCCCCGGCGAGAACCTCAACACCTGGGGCACGATCCTCAACACCGGCGCGATCACGCTAATTGACGACGCCATCGGCGGCTATCTGTCCAAGGCGGTCTCCGGCAACGTCACCCTGACCTCGGCCAACGGCTCGACCGACGAAAGCCGGCTGGCGATCCTCGATTTCACGTCCGGGACCGGCGGCAACGTCACCATTCCGGCGGTGAGCAAGGTCTACCAGACCCGCAACAACACCTCTGGAAACGTGGTCATCACCACGGGCTCAGGCGTCTCGGCGACCGTGGAAAGCGGCTCGCTGGCCACGGTAATCGTGGATGGCACCAACGTACGCCGTATGACCGACGCGGCCGACCTCTCAACGACGCTCTCGACCGCTAAGGCCTATACTGACGCTGCGGCCTTCGCTTCGTCCTCAGGCGTGCTGCCAGGCCAGCCGGGCAACGGTGGAAAGTTCCTGACCACGGACGGCTCTACAGCGTCCTGGGGCGCTATTCCCGGACTGACGAACATTTCCACATCGCTGACCAATGTCAGCTCGTCGCTGGCCAGCGTCTCGACCTCGACAGCGGGCGTTTCCTCGTCGCTCTCAACGACGAATTTGACGGTCGGCGCGGTTTCGTCCTCGCTTTCAAGCACCAACTCGAACGTCACCAAGATCTCGTCTTCGGTCAGCTCGACCGCTTCGACCGTGGCGACCTATGGCAATGTCGTCACCCAAAACACCGGGACATCGGGCGCAAACGTCCCGCTGCTGAATGGCAATAATGTCTGGAGTGCTGCGCAGCAAATCGTCGCTGCTGCGCCGCAGCTAATTGTCAACACCTCTACCGTCCAAAATCGCAATATGCAATTTTGGACTAACGGACTTCCCAGGTGGGGAGTTCAAACCGACAATGCGTCCGAGAGCGGCGCCAATGCCGGCTCCAATTTTCAAATATTTCGCAGTTCCGATGCCGGATCTTTTATCGATAGCCCCATTTCTATCAGTCGGGCCACGGGATTGGTCACGATTGCCGATGGCTTGATTTTCACGCCGGCAGCCGTGCCCACCGCCAGCCATGTGGGCTATCTCGGCATCCCACAGACGACCAAATCCGGCAACTATGGCCCCGGCCAAGCGGATCTTGGGACGGAGATATTCTTCACAGCCAGCGCCACGGCGACATTGCCGGCGAATGCCTCCGTTCCTATCGTGATCGGCAGCTTCCTAGTCATCACCGCCGATGCGGGCCAGACGGTCACCCTGGCGATCACCACGGACACCCTGCGCTGGCCAGGGGGTGGCAACGTCACGGGCTCGCGCACGATCACTGGCCCGGGCTTCGCTGTCGTTTCCAAGAAGAAATCCACCGAATGGTGGGTCACCGGCGGTTCGGGCATTAGTTGATGAGTGGCGCAGCGGCAGTCATGCTTGGCGCGCGGGCGCAGGCGGCCGATGGGACGGTGCTCCTCACTTCAACGACCTCGGGCGCGGGGAGCTATACGTTCGGTCAGAACGCGCCCAATTTCGCATGGCTTGAGGGCTGGGGCGGCGGGGGCGGTGGCAACTCGTCCGGCGGCAAGTCGCCAATCTTTTATGGCGGTGCGGGCGCCGGCTACTTCAAGCACAAGATCGCGGCCTATCCTGGCCTAACCGTCAGCTTCTCCATCGGTGGGGGTGGTGCTGGGGGCGTAGCTGGATCCGCGACCAGCGTGTCAGCGCTTTCCCTCAGCGCGGGCGGCGGGGGAGCCGCGTCGACAAGCGCCGCGTCGACCTCTCCGGGCTCTGGCTCTGGCGGCAACCTGTCCAATCTGACCGGCAATAACGGTGGCAATCCGAACACCTGGACGGGTGGTGGCGCCGCGAACGGCGGCGGTGATCAGAACACAGCCCTGAACGTAGGCACCTCTCCGGGTGGTGGCGGCTCCGCAGCGGCCGGCGCCGATGGTCAATTCAAAATCACAGCGAAGGCGACCTGATGCCCTATCCAGCAAGCGCCAATATTCATTCCGTCAAGACCCTGCTTCGCTACTATGACGACAGCCTGGTCAAGAACAACCGAACCGCCTGCGAGGTTCGCAATGTCCTCATCGAACACCAGGACGAATGGTCGATCGAGGACATGGAAGCATGGCTCTACAGCCATGAATATCTTGGCATCGAGAACGCCGTCGAAGGCATTCGAGAGGCCCATCAGCACATGCCAGACCAGATCGCGCGGGAGCTTCAACGCTACTACGCCGGCTGGCTGATCAAACAAAACTTCATGCGCGCCCGCGGCCATGTCGAGCGACTATTGCATGAGCCGGTCCTGGGCGGGATCGATCGCGAAGCGCTGGATTTGATCGTCCCCTGGGTGCGCGACCATCATCCGCACTCGGAAGCCTTCTTCGCGCAAAAGCTGGCGCATAGATGAGGATACCCGTCGAGATCCCCCCAGGCGTCGTGATTGACGACACGACCTTCGCCACGGGTCAGAGCGCTTATTCGGACGCCAACAACGTCCGTTTCTGGCGTGGTCAGCCCCAGGTTATCGGCGGGTGGGAAAAGCTTGTCTCGACGGCTCTTACGGGCGTGTGTCGCTCGGCCTTCTCATGGACGGACAACGCCGGCCAGCTCAATGTCGCGTTTGGGACCAATTCCAACCTCGAACTGTGGATCGGCGGCGCGCTCTACGACATCACCCCGGCTGGCTTTACGGCGGGGCTGATCGACGGGACGGGTGGGGCGGGTTTCGGCACCGGCACCTACGGCACCGGCACCTATTCCAGCCCGTCGTCGGGAGGCTTCTTCCCCCTGACATGGAGCCTCGCGGACTTCGGCCAGACCCTCATGGCCTGTCCGCGGGGCGGGACCATCTATCAGTGGTCCAACGCCACTGGAACGCCCGCTGCGGCCCTGACGAACGCGCCGGCCAACGTGACCTTCATGCTGGTGGCGAACACCCGCCAGGTGATGGCGTTCGGCTGCAACGAAGAGGTCTCTGGCACCTTCAATCCCCGCTGCATCCGGTTTTCCGACACCGAGAATGCGACCGTCTGGAACACCGCAACGAACAACAACGCCGGCGAGTTCATCCTTGAAGGCTCGGGGCGCATTGTAGCGGCCAGACTGATTGGTGACTACATTTTCGTCTGGACCGACAACGGGCTCTATCAGGGCTCATTCGACGCGACCAACGGCTGGCTGTTCCCGCAGATCGGCGAACGCTGCGGGCTGATCGGCCCCAATGCCGCCGTCGTCCTGTCCAGCCAGATCGCCTATTGGTTCGGCTCGAATGGCCAGTTCCACGCCTGTCCCCTGGGGGGCGTGCCTCAGATCATTCCCTGCCCGATGCAGGCGGACGTCTTTTCCAACATCACGCCGTCCCAGCCCGACAAGATCGTGGCCTCGAGCTGCGCCGAGTTCGGGGAGATCAGGTTCGACTATCCCGACGTGCGCGATGGCGTCGAGAACTCCCGCTATGTGGTCTATTCGACCGAAAGGAACCTGCCTACGGCCTCGACCTATGCACGACTGGATACGGTCT